CGCAGCTGGTAAAGCCCGTATTATCGGGATTACGAACTATTGGACTCAAGTAGCGCTCTATCCATTACATAGAGAAATCTTCAAGTTTATTGAAGGGCTCCCTACAGATGGTACCTATAATCAAATGAAGCCAGTGATGGCTTTATCTGAAAATGGCTCAAAATATTATTCCTATGATTTGACCGCAGCAACCGACAGGTTGCCCCGGGATATTCAAAGGGACATATTAGAGCTATTTATAGGTAAGTTCTTATCTCGTGTATGAGTTCAATTAATGGATATGCCTTTTGGGAAGTCCAAAAAGGGTAGTGTAATACACTACGCTGTTGGTCAACCCATGGGGGCGTATTCATCTTGAGCTATGCTTGCACTTACTCATCATATGATAGTACAGGCTTCCGGACCCGCGACAGTTAAAAATTATGCTGTCTTGGGTGACGACGTTATCGTTTCTGATGACGCGCCGGATTACCTTACTACGATGACTGGGTTTGGTGTGAACATCTCAATGGCGAAATCTATAATTTCTTCGGAATTTGTGGAATTCGCTAAGCGAATCCGTACACTTAAAGGTGAGGACTATTCTATATTAGGACCAGGACTTATAATGTCCGCGGTCCGAAATAGATATCTATCTGCTGTTGTTCTAGCGGATTCTTTGAGAAAAGATCTTGTTAGTTGAACAGTTGCCCCACAAGTACTCTTGGAGATTCCCGGTCGCGAAATGAAACGAGTGAGAAAGACTAACCATTTAAAAGGTAAGCCTAGCTCACGTTTCGTAATCACGAATCGGACTCTCCTTGATTTTGGTTGTTGAGTGCTATTTGGTCCAAAAGGACTTATATCTTCAAACCTATCCTTCGCTCTTTCACAAGAGGGAGGGGTAAGAGTTATTGAAGATCTAAAGCACGAGTCAGTATTCTTCAAAACTCAAATCAAAAGATTCCTTGAATCAAGGATTCTTAAGAAATGAGAAAATGCGAAGAACACCGCATCCAAGATCTTAACTGGAAGATT